ACGGGAAATGGCGGATTCAGTCTCAAAATAAATGACGCCACCTGTAGGATTAGCAGCAAGGAAATTACGAACGACACTAAGAGCAAAAAAAGTCTTGCCCGTGCTTGATTCTCCTGCCAAGGCCGTAACCTTATTGGAAGGAAGACCTCCAAACAGCGAACCACTAACCAGGGCGTTAAAGATATAACTGCCAGTATCAACGTAATCAGTGATATCTCCAGCAGCGACTCCTTCGCTAACCAAACCAGCAAACTCGTTTCCACTTTCTTTAATTACGGTGTCTAAGAATCCCATTGATCTACTTGTTCCTCATAAAAGTTGACATAATTATAATCGTTCCGCATGAGTTTGGCAAATGCCATAGCGGTATTGTAGTCTTCAAAGCACTTGATGTCCTCAGGTCCTACTTGACCCACGACATGATTAGTCCATGTGACTACAAAGATTTTCTTGCTCATGAAAAGAAACTCGAAATTGTAATGGTCTTCTCGTGGGTCCAACCAATACATTGTAGCACGTTTTTCAACGGTTCGAGGAATGACTTTTCAAATTGTGTTTGATAGTCCACATACTTCTCGATACCAAACTCCTTCGGCAACTCACCAAAGAAACTAATAGTGTTCTCGTGGAGTGGGTTTGGTGTCTTGAGATACATGAACTTGATTTTCTCACCCTCTTGGATGAGAGGATGTTTGTTTTCTACTTTGTACTTTCGCACGTAGTGGTTGTAGAGCAGAGCGCCTCGCACATGGATAGGGGTGCCTTTCTGGTAGATCTCTGTTGGATGACGGTACTTAGCAAGATTGTTAACTCCTCGTGGGAAAGCAACTTCCTCATAAGGTCGCAGCCTTGTTTCTGCTCGCACGTCATTGATGAAATCGATAAGTTCATCATTTGTTTTGCCGATAATAATTTTAAACGCTGCATACAACTTGTCCCTAAAATACGCAGGAGTTGAACTCCTTGCTGTTTCCAAACCCATAATCTTCATCTTGGGTTCTTTGTATCTAACTCCTTCAGAGTCCCATACGTTGAGAATGTAACGCTTCTTCGCAGTCCAGATACCACGGTCAGCGATATTCTCACGCTTCATGCTCATCTTCTGGTCATATGCCGACACGTAGTCCGCAAGTTCTTGATATGAACGTTCAATAAAAGGTTCCAGTTTCTCTTGGCAGATCTTGTCAAGTATCGCCACAATTGCTGCTTTGTCGCTAGACTTAGCACCAAAAAATTTATCAACAAGAGGTCCAAGGTTAAGATAGATACTGTCAGTGTCGGATGCAATGACATAATCCACATCCTCAGTAGAGAGCAGTTTATTTAGGTATCCGTTCATACGATTCTCAATCCAACGGATCGAGACCTGACCAGACAAAGTGATCGCCTCAGCATTAGCAAGACGGTAATAACGGAAGTGTTCATTACCGATTGCACCATAAGCAGAGTTCAAAGAGATCTTCTTTGCCATCTGAATATTGTTACATCTCGCAATCTCTTTCATGAGTTCGACAGTGGGTGTCTTCTCATATTGTTTCTTGGCAGCAATCATCTTCTTCTTAAAGATGACACGAGAATCATACATCTTCTTCATCATCTGAGGAAGAAATCCATGCTTGTCTTTACTGTACTGTGCGCCGTTTGCACAGACAGCATACTGACCATCAATCTCTACTTGCTTCTCAAGTATTTTATCAACGGTGACCGTTGAATGTCTGGTATCTTGGAGTGTCTCTGGCGAGATATTGTACTGCATAATAAGGTGAGGGTAGAGACTGTTAAGGTCAAAACTAACCACCCAATCATAGAATCCAGGTATCGGTTCTTTGACATAAGCACCTGCATATTTTGCGTCTTTAGTAGCTTCCTTCTTAGGAGGAATTGCAATCTTACGCTTCAGTAGTTCGCAATAAATGTAGTTATCCCACATGCGAACCTGACTAAACACATCTTCATAATTCACCTTGGCGTCATATGCCATGGTGTATGCCAGTTCAATCAGTTTCATCTTGTCATCCAGTTTGTCCACCAGGCGAACGTCATGGATGTTGTACTCAATAAACTTCTGCCAGTCGTTCTCGTAGAACTCTTTGAACGTATCAAACTCTGAGTGATCAAGTTTCTTCTCACCCAGTTCAACGGAACAGATGTGATCTAATCGGTAAGACTCTTGGTTAGTATAGGTAAATTTCTTATACAATTCAAGGTAGTCTAACTGAGAAATACCAAGGGTGTCGATAGCAGTTTGCTTACGACCTTTAATATAAATCTCACGAGTAGACACAAGTTTCCAAGGCGACAGAAGTTTTACAAACTTCTCACCCATCATACGATTGATACGATTGTGGATGTACGGCATGTCGAACAACTGCACGTTCCATCCAGTAATCACATCTGGGTAGTTTTCTTGCCAGTAATCAAGGAACGCTCCCAACATGCTCTCTTCTGAGCGGAAATGCATGTAGTCCACCATGGGGTCCTTGTTATCGAATGCTCGCGCCCCGAACACAATAATGCGACCAGAGAAGCTGTCCTTGATACTAATGGCAAGGATTTCCTGATCGGCAGACTCGATATCTGGAAAACCGTTTTCTGCTGCGGTTTCAATATCAATTGTGAATACACGGATCTTGGAGGAGTCAAACTTGAGTTCCTCCTCTGGGTGTTGTTCAGCAATATACTGATACAAGAATCGACTGTTTCCATAGATCTCAAAGTCATCTACTTCTTTATATCGTTTTACAAACTCTCTTGCTTCTGTGATAGAACCAAACTTATGTGGTTCTACGCAGTCTCCCTCTAGTGTTCTCCACTCAGAATAATTCTTTGTAGGCAAGTACATCGTGGGGTTGAAGGGAACCCTCACGCTGTAGCGATTGCCGTTCTCATAACCACGCACAAGCAGGCGGTTGCCTGCTTGCTCAACACTAGTGTAAAACTTCATTCAAGACATTCAATATAACGAGCAAGGATTGTCGTGCTCGGGTTGGTTACAACGGTAATGTCAGAAGACCTGACATTGAATTCACGCTCAGAAGAGTGCTCTGCCCATGGACATAGTTGACCTTCATAGTCTACCAAATATGGTTCAACCAACCAGACATCGGGGTCACCTGTTAGAGTGTCCCCCTCAACTGGTTCTACCTGAGCGATGATCCATTCATTCGCTAGCTTCAGCAGGTTCGCTTTCAGTTCCATTATCTACCTCAACAAAAATTTGGTCTCGTGGAATTCCTGCTGCTTCTAGTTGCTGTGCATATTGCTCAACAATATTTTCATCAGGAACAGATACTGCGATGATGTGTTGACCAGAAAGCAAGAACTCACGCTCAGGACTGAACATACACCAACGATTGTACTTTACTGGATAGTTTCCATTCTCGTCTACATCACCTAGAGACAGGTTGAATGGTTCTGCCATCTTATATCCCAGGACTCTATCTGGTTCAGATTCATCCCGCACATCTGTGAACAAACAAAGGACTCGCTCTGCAGTAGAAAGAGTCACTACACGAATTGGATGATTAGCTGTCACTGTCATTGGTTTCCTCTAGTTCACGTTTTTGTTTAATTTTTCTCTTGTAAGATTCTTCCAATCCTGGTTCAGGATTACTAACTGTCATCACACAATCATATGGAAGTTTGAATTGGTCATCTCTTGAATATGGATTCCACTTACTAAACCTAACTTGATACTCCATACCATACTCTTCAGTTAGGTATTGTTTAGTACCACCTTCTAGGTTCAGGATATATGGTTCGTCCATCAACAGACAAATACCTTTCTTGTCATCGTCGTCACTATCAAAAACTTCTTTCAGTTCTGTAATAAGACGATCACCTGTTTTCAGGGTAATTACTTGAATTGCCATGGTGATATTGTTTTACACTTTAGTTTACCATCAAAAAAGGGCACCGTCAAGTGCCCTTCATTTTTATTTAGAACCAAATTTTTCGCTTTTGTTTTTCGGGTAGGTTTTTCACGAGAGTGATTGTCAAAAGTCCGTCTTCAAATTTTACTTCATCGATTTCTACATCATCTCCCATCTGCCAGTTACGAGAGAATGTCCTATATGAAATTCCTTTGTGGTGATATGTTCTTTCTTTATCTGCAGGTGCTTTCTTTGCAGATACAGTCAAAACATTTCGTTCAGTTGTGACTTCAATATCTCCAGCTGTAAATCCTGCCAAAGCAACTTCAAGTAAGGTTTTGCCATCTCCTCCGTCAACCACGTTGTATGGAGGGTAACTTGATCCACCACCAGCAATTGCTTCAAGTCTGCTGAATGTTTCATTGAATCCGATTGAATATGGAGTGTATGTTTCCCAGGTTATGTTAGTCATGTCCTTAAATAAGCGACGTTTACGTAGGACCCCGAAGGCATCCTGGCGTAAGAGTGGGACGGTGAACCGCCCCTCATCCTCTCACAATAATACTTATAAGGATAGCACAAAAAATGGGGGTCGTGAGAACCCCCATCACAATTACGGTTTACTCAACCGTAGTCTTCTTTCGACCAATATTATACTTAGATTCTAGCGTCCACTCCTTTTTCTCTTTGAACGCTAATACTTTAATTTGATTGAGTGGTGCTAGATCAGCAATCTGTTCAGCATTCACAATAGTGATTAGTCCCCAATCAGAAAGCAACTGAATGATTCTATTACGACGTTGCAAATCATTCAAAGAGAAGTTGGTGTTCTTGCCATCCAACGCGAACAGTTCTTTGAAATGGACAATGTAATACTTGCCTTGTTTATGCAAGATATGACAAGACTGATAGATCTTTTTTTCTTTTCTGGACGCTACGCCAATACGTGTGAGGGTCTCTCTCACTTTAAGGAAGTCATCTGGTTCACGAAGGACTACCTCTACCATATCAGTTTGTTTCCACTGGACCTCAGTATCAACGCTCATTTTTTCCACCTTTGCTCAATGCTTTCTTAATATTATCTAGTTGATCCTTGGTGAGAATCCTGAGAGCTTGGAGTGCTTTATCGTCATTGTAACCATAATACTCTTTGACTAACTCAAGATAATCAATAGAATCTTTACGTGCCCAGGGAGAAAACCTCTTCCTTGGTCTCACACTATTTAGCAAAAAGTCATATTGCATCTTCTTAGGAAGATTGGGATACTTGTTCATCTCATTGGCATACAAGATAGTATCCGTAAAAGAACTGAGGCACCTGTTAATAATGTAAGGAGGATAACCTCGCTCAGCATCAGCGTCACCA